AAAGGTGAGAGAGACAACTTCAGAAGAGATTCAGGAATGGATGATTACAACAAAGAAACCAGTCCTTTTGTTAGCCCTCTAAGAAGCTTGCTGAACCCAACTATCAATGTTGATAAGACTATTAAACTATCAGAAGGGGTCATGATGATAATGAAAAGGATAGGATTAGATAGCTCAAATCAAATAATAAAAAACGGCACCAAGCTTGTAGGTCTCTTTGTTGACCAAGGTGGTGTTATTTCTGTTTTATTCAAAAAGAGCCAAATAGGTGGAGTTAGGGAGATATTCATGCTAACTTCTATTTCTAGAATCATTATATCCATCGCAGAAAGAGTATCCAGAACTATATGCGAACTTTTGGGAAATGAGTTCTTGACAAAGGGTTCCGAAAAGCTGAAAGAGAATCCTAAACACATTTACCACACCAAACTTAAGTCAAAGCAAGGAGACAGGGTTTACACTATGATTAACTCCTCAGACTGCACTAATTGGTGTCAAGGTTTCACAATGAATTCTTTCAGAGCTATGTATGGGGGTTTGTTCAGAGAGAAAGAGAATTCTTACATTTTCGAATTGATGAGTGTCATATTCAAGTACGCAACATTCAAAAGGATACTAATCCCAAGTAGACTAAGTGAGCTCATGAATAAGTTCACTGAGGACATAGAAGGGTTTGAGTATTACTCCAAGGAATTAGAAGAGCTCAGACAACAAATCATTGGTCCTGATAGAGGAGGTAAGTTGGGTGGCTTGGTTGATTTACCTGACTCGATTTTCTTGAACAATAAGACAAACTTTATGCAAGGCATATTCCACTTCACTTCCTCATTGTTTCACTCAATATCTTTGTATTCTTTTGTGTCTTACTGTGAGAGCAGAATGAGAGCAGAAATGAACACCAAAGATGAAAACATTGTTATGATAAGCACCACTAAAGTTTCTTCAGATGATAGTTCAGTCATCTTTTCCATCATAGTCAAGAAGAGACTTTTGTTTGGTGTTGGTAGAGAAACAACATTACAGGAGTATTTGAAAAAAGAGTCAGATTTCATAAACTCAAAATTAAAAAGAGTAATGAAAAACATATGCAATTTTTACCCTTTGATGTCAGCGAAGATATCCCAGAAGAAGAGCACCATAGCAGTTATGGATTTCATTGAGGAATTCAATTCAACTTGGATCTGTAGGAACACAATCCTGAGCATTCCGACGAAGACTCATAGAGGAGCTTTCTGCTCAGTCAACATAAGAAGCACCCTTAGCAGACTTCAAACCGACCATAATCATCTCAGAGACTTTGTTCAGAATGGAGCTTCATTATTCTTGTGCAAAATGCTAGAA